ACAGTTCCCGCATTGCCAACGGTAAGTTTTACAAATTCCGCATGGTTAATTTGATAACCAGTTACCGCGTTAATTGTTGTCATACGATGTATTCTCTAAAAACAAATGGCGAATCCCATTGCACAAATGCGCCATCCGTCATTGGGTTTAATGTATATGTTGGGCATGATTCTGCAACAACATTAAATGTGCAAGCAGTTCCTAAGAAAACAGTTGTACCCGATGATGGCGTACCAATTAAAGGGCGATGTATGCCTACCGATGAACCCGCGCTATCTGCGGTAATCTTGTAAACATAGCCGCCAACCATAATGAAATCGCCCGCTTTAAATGTGCCGTTAGAAGTTAGCGCAAGTGTTTGCGTATTTGCCGCGGGTGCGCCGTTTAGGGTTGCCGCCGTAGCAGTTCCGCGCATCTTTACAAACCATTGTAGATTTGTACTTGCAAAACTAATCTGTTCAGGTAATTGCCTATCAAGGTTATCAATGGTTTGGATAATATCTCGAACTTGCGGATAGTAAAGATAGGCATGGGGTTGGATGGTAAACACCCAAGGCACGGCGGTTAAGTATTGCGCTACGGTGATATAACCCGAACGCGCTACTTGTTGTCCAACCATACGGCGGTTGTTTACCGTCATGGATTGTTGAATGTTAAAGATGGTTTGGAAACTCATGCCCGACCCCTATTCACCGCCAACGATTTATTGGCGTACTGATTTGCCGCCCATATTGCATTAGAACTGCCGTACAAGCGTTCTTCAAACGATTTGGTATCAATGGCGTTAATGTAGTTGTTTGTAATGCTTGTAGAGCCGCCCATGCCGCCTAACGCATGGTTTGGAATTACTGTACCTGATGAACGGGGTACAAATAGTTCAGGCCCGCGTTCCCCGACAACATAAGGCGTATTCGCATTAGCAGAACCGCCATCGGCTAAGAACCCGCCAAGGTCTTGATTTCCGTATGCGTTGCCAGTACCAAAGCCGCCGCTTGCATACATCCCAAACAATGATTTAAACAAACCCGTTGCAGATGCGCGTAATTGAATAGCAATCAAATCTTGAATGATGCTACGCGCCAAAGATTTAAATGATAACTTGCCCGTGCGAACAAAGTTATCTAATGCGCTTTCCATGTTGCCCATTACGGATTGAAAAGCCTTTGCACCGTTTTCTAAATCGGTAGGCAAATCGCGGAAAAACTTTGCGCCTTCTTTTAAGAAACCTTGTTCGCCAGTTCCTTCGCGTTGCGCTTTAACCGCTTGATTTTGTGCGCGTAGATAGCGTTCGGTTGCATCGGCTAATGCGTTTTCCCTTGCTACTAATTGTTCTTTTGCATCCGCATCCAAAAGATTATTGCGGTTAATTTCTGTAATAGCATCTAAACGCTTTTGTTCTGCTAAATATAAATCACGCGTTAGTTTTGCATCTTCAGAACGCATATCCATTGTTTTTTGGTCAATAAATAATAGTTCATTTTTTATTTCTAATTGTCGTTGTTCTTTTTCAATACGCTTGGCTTCATTTGTATATGCCGCTACTTGTTGCGCTTCAATATCCAAAAGAAGTTTTGCGTACCTTTGCGCTTCGCGGTTTAAATCCGCAATCATTTTTAATCTGCGGCGTTCTGCTTCTTCGGCATCTTTATCGCGGGCTTTAGTTACAGTTCTACCCGCACTAACGGCGGGCGATTTGTTGTCGGTGCGGCGTTCATCAACGCCACTACGCCCGTAACTTGTACCCATTATTTGGGATTCAAAGAAATCTAAATTTTGGCGTTGCGATGCGCGGTAGGCATCATATTTTTTATTAGCCGCAATAGCCGCATCAACGCCTTCTGTAACAAGAATTTTTGCGTTCTGATAGGTATGTACCAATTCATCGGCAATACCTTTAAACACAAACGCAACATTAGCCCCAAGAACGGCAACCGTTTGAAATACAGTTTTAAATATTTCACCAAGGGTACTGGTTTCACCCTTCATATCTTTTATATAATCTAGCGTTGTTTTTAAAACTGGCCCAAGTGCCGCGCTAAGAATTATCATTGTGTCACGCGCATTTTGTGCCAACATATCGTAGGCATCAGCGGCTTTTTGAACTCCAATTGATTGTTCATCTGTTAATTTGTTTGCTTTGCCCATATCTTCGGCAAGCCCAACAAAATCTACACCTTTTGCGGCTTTGCCAAAAACTTCCATTGCTTTGGCATTGCGGGTAACGGAATCATCCATTGACCCAAGATTTTTAACAACTTTATTTAATAATTCTTCTTCTGAAAGTTTGCCTAAATCTTTAAGGCTTAAACCTAACATGATTGCGGTTTTTTGTGCTTGCAAAGAACCGCCCGCGGCTTCATCAATAAATTTTGTAAACGATGCTAAAAGTTTTCCTGTATCGTTTGCTTTGCCGCCCGCATTACCTAAAGCATTGGAAAGTTTAAGAACCGTTGCAATAGCAACATCATTGGCTTTGGCTACATCGGCTAATTCATCGGCGTATTGAAGTGCGGCGGCACTAGCGGCAACCAAAGCAGTTGCGCCAATTTTTCCAAACTTTTCAGCGGATTGGCTAAATTGTTCAAGTTTCTTTCCCGCGGCTTCAATACCTTTATTGAATTCTGCGGTATCAAGCCCTAGCACTACGCCAAGGCGGGCAATCATATTAGCCATCTTTTACCCCAAACAATGTTTTATCAAATCCTTGTGCCTGTTGCATAAATGCTAAAAGGCTATTATTTACTGCCGCTTTTTTATGTTCATCACTTAAAGGCGGGTAGATGTAATCATACGCACTACCCAAAATGTTGGCTAGTTTATATGGCGGTGAATTTGCCGTTCTCATGTAATTAAACACACCGTTTGTCAGGGTTGCTAATTGCGTAAGAACGCCATAATTTCCAATCATTCCATCGGCATACATTGTTTGAATGTTTGCCAAGGTTACATCGTCTAATTCGGCTATTGTTTCTAGGGTATGCCCATTGAAAATCATTGCGGCTAGGCATTGAGTTTTCAATGAGCCTATTAGTTTCCCCGCGCTTCCCTATAGGTTGGGCTAATTACTTCACCAATCTTTTCCACAATCTGCATCTGCACGGAAATAGGGAATTCTTCTTCAATATCCGCGTATGTCAAATCTTCAAGGGTTACGCCTTCCATTTCAGGAATAAGTAACTTAAAAAATTCAGTAATGCGGGCTTCGGTGATGGCTTTGTTTTTAGCCGCTTCGCGCATAGAACGCCCGTCAACCAAAATATCATCATCGGTAAATTTAAATTCTTCGGTTTGGTTGTTTTCAAATTGGCGCAAAGGTTTGGTAATTTCTTGGTAAACCTTTTCTATTGTTTCTTCATCGGGTTCAGAAACCTTTTTGTAGATAGCATCCGATTCGGCAACCAAAGGGATGCGTACTTTGAAAGTATGCCCGCCCAATTCAAACGAACGGATTAAAAGGTTCTTTCTATTTGCTTGGTATTTATCCCCAAACGCTGAACTAAATTTTGTCATTTATTTTTTATCCTGTATTGATTTAACCGCCTACCTAAAATTTCCCCTAGCCGCTTGGCGGTTTGTTGGCTTTGGGATTCCATTGCAGGGCGTAAAAACGGTTGTGCGCCATTTCTAGCCGTGCCGAATTCTTGTGCTATGGCACGGGCATCCGATAAAACGCCTTCTTGCCGCTTTGCTTCTTTTAATTTGCGTTTGTATTGTGCTATATCGGATTCGTACAATGACGCATTTTTTTCGTAAAACTCTTTTTTAAGTTTTTTCTTAAATGCTTTTGTTGTGACTACCGCAATTACGGCATCGTTTTCGGTGATGTACTTAGAACGAATGTCGCGCTTGGTTGGGCGGCGGGCTTCTACTTGCATAGTCCTAGCCAAATCGCCTGTATCTTTTGGGGCGTTCATTTGCGCCATCAATAATACGGGCTTCATTGCTTCCCGTGCGGCGGGTACAAGAATAGAACTTCGTGCTTTCTTGTCGCCAATTTCATCGGCTAGTTCCCCAAACGCGGCTAGTACACTTTTCAAGCCTTCGATTTTGTAGGTAACGCCCGACATGATTAACCCATTGGCTTAATAATCTTTTGGTACAACGCGTTGTTTAGCGTATGCACATAATCTACGATTTCATCGGGCGTAAACTTATCTGCATGGTTTGCGGCAATGTCATGCGCCAAAGAAATAGCAGTTAATTTTTGTGCGGTAAACCCAAACCAATCCTTACGCGAATCGGATTGGGCTACCAAGAAGTTCAACAAATCATTACTGTCTTTTATTGTCGTTTGCATATTATGTATTGTATTTACTTAGAACTTTTAAACATACCGCTTCTACTGAATCTGCTTCGGCGGCGGCAATGGCATCTTCTAGTTCTTCAACATCTACTACCATTCCCTGTGCAACCGCATCTAGGGATTGGTAGGTAGTGCTAAGAACTTCTACGGCATCTTCTACGGTCATCATGTGTTATTAGACCAACCATATTGGTTGCCCCTCGGATGAATTGTAAAGTTGCATTTTGCTTCTGCGCTTGGGCTTGAATCAATTGTGAATTGAGAAACGCGACCATTGAACGCATACGCAACCGTATTAGCACCGTCAACCGCGGCAACCACAAAAGTACGGTCAACCGTACCGCTATAGGCATCAGAACGGATTTGCAATAACGCGGTGTCGCTTGGATTCCAAGCCGCGGTAATGCTTAACGATGTAGGCGCAGATTGCGTAGGAATCTTATCGCTTTGGCGTGAACCCGCAACGCCAAAAGATGCAACCGCATCATCTTGACCAAAAGCGGGTACGGCTTCCACGGGAACAAAAACACCCGCGCCGCCAGTACCGTTAGCCGCCGTGCCTACGATGGTTGTAACTTGCCCTGTCCATACGGAAAGGTTTGCCGTTGTAAGTGGCGTAGGCGTTGCCGCGCTTTGCATATACAACGATGCGCTAAACCCTGCTAAAACTTTATTTGGTAGTGCCATGATATTCCTTTAGGCGTTGTTAGACCAACCGTAGAGATTTCCACGGGGGTGAATGGTGAAATTGCATTTGGCTTCAGCACTAGGGCTTGAATCAATCGTAAACTGGCTTACGCGGGCGTTAAAGGCGTAATAAACAATGTTTGACCCTTCGGTAGCACTAACTACAAAAGTACGGTCAATAACGCCGCTATAGGCATCGCCGCGCATCAACAAAAGCATTGTGTCGCTAGGATTCCATGCGGCAGTAACGCTAAGTGATGTTGGTGCTGATTGCGTTGGGATTTTGTCAGATTGACGCGAACCCGCTACACCGAAACTAGCAACGGCATCATCTTGCCCAAATGCGGGTACTGCTTCTACTGGAATCAGATTACCCGAAATTGCAATGCCCGAAACATTGCCAAGGGTTGAAAGTTGGGCAAGTGTTAGTGCGGTAGGTGTTGCGCCTGATTGGGCATACAACGCCGCGCTAAAACCCGCCATTATTTTGTTTGGTAGTGCCATTTTAAAAGTTCCTTCAAAAGTTGTAGGGTTGTCTTATGTTGGAATATCTAGGGTGCAATCAAGAAAAATTTGGGCTAACTTTTCATCATTGTCATAAGTGTTGTAAAGCCAAAAAACATCTGCTTTAGCAATCTGAAAACCATTAGTTGCACCGCCAAACAAACCACTATATCCGTGTAGCGATTGTAGTATCTGATTGGAAATAGTGAAACCATCTTCTATTACTTGCGTGAAAATACTTATCTGAAATGTTGGGCGGTCTATGCCCTTCACCGATTGAACTGGCCCTGTATAAACATCCTGATGCACATTTCGTAGCATCCAAACAATAAACTTAGGTTCAGTTGCAAAGTTACGGTTAAACGCGGCGTAAACGGGTACGGGCGTAACAATGCTTTGCAATTGAAATTGAATTGCTTTGCCGTATTGAACTGGATTTTGTTGCGTTGCCATTTACACCGCCGTAACTGGGTCAGTTCTATACGCCAAGATAACCACGGTCATCCTATCGTCAGATTCACGGATGTTATCAATGCGCCAATCGTAACCGTTGTAACTGATTGAATAAAGGTTTTGATTGCGAACCATTGTTCTTGTATTTGGCGTGTAGTTCAAAATGAAATTAACAACATCTTGATAAAGGCGGTACTTTTCCGAAATCTTTAAACTATTGGCAACGGATTGAACACGCGCACGGGAACGAAACCAAACAGTTTGTGCGGTAGTTTGTTCGCCAAAACTACTTTTAGCAAACGCCAAATTGTTTACTGTAATTTGTTCAAACCGTGCTATTGCCATTACATCACCAATGGTTTGTATGGGCGCAACAATGTAGCCACGCCGAACGGAATTTCTTTTAACTGATTGTCGGTTGTATTGCTACGATTGTTGTATAAGTGCGTAAACAACAACAAACCCGCTTGCTTAATAACGGGATAAGTTTGCAACGGATTAGGTGCGGTTGTGTAATCGCAAATAATCGGCGCGGTCATTTGGCTATTGATGGTTGTTGGCAATGATTGAATAATCACTTTATTGCCGCTTGCATCGTAATAGTATTGCGTAGAAGAAACAGTTGTAAGAACTGGCGGTTGGGCATTGTTCCAGTACGCTACGCGGTTAATTTCTACACCTGCCATGTCGGGGTATTGGTTTTGCGATACTTCGGGCAAATCCAAACATACGGGGGATGCGGCTAAATTTTCAGCACCATACCAAACACGGTAAGTAACTGAAAATATAGATAAACCTAAATAATCTTCAATGGCTTGGCGAACCGCAAGTTCCAATGATTGCAAATATCCATCTTGGGATTCATCTTGAAACAAGTTAATTTGATTCGTGATTTCATCTAAGGTTAACCAAGGCGTAACTACATCGCGGTCTATCTGTTCTGTTTTGACATAACTGAACGGATTGCGGGTAGATGCCCCGTAAGGCGCACCTAGTAAATCGCTATTTACTGACATTTAAGCCCCCTTTAGGCGGCACTCATACGAACACCCGCGAACGGGTCGCGCACGGTGCTTACCATTCTTTTTTCTGCGTACATCGTCACAAAACCCGCCTGTGTTTGTTCAAACATTTGGATGCTCATTTGTTCGGTGTCGCCGATTGTCAAAAAGCGATTCCAGTTTGCCAAGTAGATTGGGAAATCTGTAGAAAGGTATGGGTTAGGGATAACGGGCCAACCAAAAATGTGACCAATCGCGCAACCATCTTTTTCGCCCAATTCCAAGAACAAAGGCAAACCCGCAGTATCTTTTAATTGACGCAATGTTTGAATCATTGCAGGGCTAATGTGCCATGCAGTTGAATTTAGCGACCAATATTGCGGGGGCAACGCGTTAGCCATGTTTACAACTTTGTTATAAGTTACCGTAGTGCCGCCATTACTAACCGTAGCGATAGTATGAATACCATTTGTGATAGCCGTGCCGCTAGTACCAAAAGCACTACTAGCCCCGCTAGTGTAACTATCCAAACCGCGCAAACCGCTAGTAGCACCAGTTGATGTAGTTGTGCTACCCGCTTGGTCATTGTTAAGCACCATTGATTGACCTTCAAGTTGTGCAAACTCAAGTGCCAAATCTTCAACAAGTGTTGCATCAAGTCCATTAACATCACTTAGCACCGCCGTTCTGATTGGCAATTGTGCAACCAATACGCGCACGGGTAATTGCCAAATAGAAGTGTTCACATTAGGCGAACCGCTATCAGGCGTAAATGTGTAACCCCAAGGGTTTGTAGAATTTGCGGCGTTACCAGTTTTGGCAACGAATTGGGCATCAGAGCCTTTAACCGCGATTTGGCGTGAGCCTTGACGCAAAGGGTTTGCTTGACGCAAAGCCGCAAATGCTTCATCAAAAACAACATTACCACCGACACCCGAACCCGAACCAGTAATTGCGCTTGCTTCACGCAAATCGATGTTTACTTTGCCGCCTTCGGTGATGGCTTGTTTGATTCCGTTCAAGATTTTTTCGGTGATAGTCATTTTAAATTCCTGTTTAAAAAAAGCGGGGGATTTTCGCCCCCCGCTAATGGCAACGCAATTAAGTAGCAGTACCAGTTGAACGATAACGAATCAACGCGTTAGGGTCACGAACTGATGTAGCCAAACGCTTTTCACCAAAGAATGTGATAAATCCTGGGGCCGTTTGGTCGTAGCGGCGCATAATCATGTTCAATCTGTCAATGATTGTGTGACCGCGTGTGAAATCACCAAAGTACATTGGGTAGAGGCTAGATGTAGCCGCAGAACCCGCCGTTGTTTGTGATGGTGTATCGCAATACTTGTTAACGACAACATCAAAGCCCAACAATTGACCAACGATGCCTTCAACCGACAAACCTTCGTTACGATTAAAGATAGGTGCGCCGTTGTTATCCTTCAATGCACGAATCGCGTTCAACAAAATTGGGTTAATCATAAACTTTGTTGATGGTGTCCAATATTGCTGTGGCAATTGATAAATCGTATTGATTACGTCAACATAAGTAATATTGTTTGCGCCAACTGTGTTAGCGTTAGTGGTAAGTTGGTCATAAGTAGCAAGGCTATGCAAACCGCTTGATGAACCAGTACCGCTAGAACCAAATGCCGCCGTAGTGCAAGTACCACCCGCATAGGTAGCGTTAGCACCCGCGTATTGGTCTAAACCGCGCAAGCCATTTGTACCGCCGTAGGGGTTAGTTGCTGATTGTGCCGCTTGGTCGTTGTTTTGAACCATTGAAAGGGCTTCTGCTTGTGAGAATTCCATCAACATATCGTCAACAACATTGGCTTCCAAACCATCGATGTCATCCAAAGCCGCAGTACGGATTGGGAATTGAACATTCAGGTCTTGCAAAACCAATTGCCAAATAGTTGTATCTTCAGTTGTAGCCGCGCCGTTGTTCTGAATCGCATAGCCCCATGCCGCACCCGCATTACCAGTTTTGACACGGAATTGATAAGAAGAACCATCGGTAGCAACGGTGCGTGACAAACCGCGCATGGGGTTAGCCAAACGCAAAGCGGCAAACACGGGGTCATAAGCGGTGCGACCACCTTGGTTGTTACCTGAACCTGTCAATGCTGATGCCTCAAGCATATACGCATCGCGTTGGCTTTCGTCAGCAAAAATTTGCAATTCTTTTTCTACGCGGGCATTGCTTTTGTAGAAAGAAGAAAGTTGTTCTTTAACAGAACGGTTCACATCTTGGCGAACAGTCTTAGCGGGCTTGATAACGGCGGGTGCTTGAATCGATGCTACTTTGGCTTCCAAAGCGGCAATAGTTTCTTGCATTTCGTTTTTAATCGCTTCAACGGCGGCGGGAATTTTTGCTTCTACGGCGGCAATGCTTTCGCTTTGCTTGGCTTCGATAGCATCCAGTTTTTCAATGATTGCTTGTGACATGATTTAACCTTTAATTTTGGTATCAAGAATTTTAAGAAGTTCACGGGTTTCTAAAGCCGCGAGAATTTCCGCTTCGGTAGCCTCCGCATCTGATTCACTCAGAATAGGCGCAATTTCAATAGGCGTTGTAACTACATCGCGCAGTTCTAACACCTTTTTGAATGTAGATGCGGCGGCTACCGCATCCTTTTTAGATAGCCCAACTTCACGCAAGGCTTGTTCTAAAACTTTTAAATCCGCAGAACCATCAGGTCGGAAATATTCCAACTTGCTAACTTCTGCTTGTGGGTTGTTTGGATACATAACTACGGATACTTCGCGTAAACCGCCTTTAGTAATTTGGAAATATGCTTCATCAGATTGGTCGGGTTCGCCATCAGCATTTACCATTTGATATTGTTCGGCATAAGCACCAACGGAAACACCGCCAAACATAGCGGGTGATTCTTGCATTACTTTGTAAAGGTCAGAACCCATCGTTGTATTTGTGTACAAACGCCCTTCGGCTTTCATTCCTGTATCGTCAAACTCGAACGCATCCCATTGACCAACGGGGATTGCATCCGCATCGTGATTAACAAACATGGGTAAAGGGCGACCTGATTTAGAAAAATCTTCTGCCCATTGCATGAAACCTTCGGGTTGATAATTGAACCGCCTACCATCTGCGCCTTCACGCGCACCCCAAGTAGTCACGGTTGCTTCAATTTTTCCTGTGCTTTCGCCCTGCTTTTCCAAAACTAATTTGGCTTCGCAAACCATCATCAGGTTTTTTACGGTCATAGATTACCTCATCGATTTTAGTTCGGTCGATGTCATATATTGTTTTAGGGGGTCGCCCTCTTTTAGGGGGCGGTTCTGTATTTGGCTTATATGTTGCCAAGGATGCTATCACTAATTTAAAAATAGTGGACAATTTATTTTCACTTGCCGATATTCATTTTTCGGGTTTGGTTTCCACCGCCCCCGCCCGTATCTTGGGGGGATGTTCCCGCAATCGGTTTATCTTTCCCGCCCTTATCAATCAATTCATCTGCCCCATCCATATTTGGCATCCCCAAGTATTCACGCGCTTCGTTGGGGGTCATAATTCCGTTTGTAACGCCCGCGGTAGCAAAATTCATTTGGTCTAACGGTGCGCCTTTTAAGAAATTGCGCGTATCAAATTCAATGCACAAATTAGGGTAGCCAACAAACAAATGTTGCTTTAATTTCTGCTGAATGTTAATTAAAGTTGGGTACATTGTGGATTTATAGAATTCATCCATCATTGTTTGGGTATTGTTGTACTTTGATTCCCCGATGCCAATCATTGCCGCGGGTACGCCAAACAAACCGCAAATTCGTTTCATGGTTTGTTCTTTTAATTTAGCCGCATCGGTATCTTGTAAAGTCAACATATCCAACGGGGTGTACTTCATGCCCTGATCTAGCAACATACCCTGACCCGCCTTGCTTGGGTCGCTTGGGCGGCTAGAAACCATTGCCGACCATGCTTCTTTTAAACGGGCGGCGATTTCCTTATATTTGCCATCAGGAATAACGCTTTCGGTAGTGAACATCCCGCTTGGCTTTGCGCCGTTTTGCATGATGTAGTTGGCGTAAAGGTCAATATCTTGGTCTAGCGAAACCAGTTCTGCCGCCAAAATGCCTTTGTTAAAACCCGCAGAACCTTGCCAGTTCATTTCCTTAATGTGCATCACTTGGTTAAAGTTAAGCGGTTCATCACGGTTAAAACCATAAGCGGGCGTACTCAAACGATACGATGGGTAACGCGCAGGGGTGATTGTTACGGCAATCAAGGTTGAATCCAAAAGGTACATTTCTAACGGGGTTTCCGTTGTACTCTTTTGGTCTTTTCTCCACCAAAGGGTAAATGCTTCGCCCGCAAGTTCGTACCACATTAGCCATTGATACCAAAATTCGTAGGTGCTTTGGAAATGGTTAGGTTGCGCCAAAAGGTTTGCCACTTGCTTGGCTTTTGCTTTATCCCGTGCGCCTACCAGTTCGGATTTAATGGCATCGACATAAGTACCATCTTCCGATTGGCTAACCACGCGAATAGGCAATTGGGATAAGGCGCGGGCTTTAGCCGCAACGCAAGCCATGATTGTGGAATTGCGCGTAAGTAGCGACATATCCACGGGGCGACCCGCGTTATTAGTCGCGCCTGTGGTTACATAAAGAATCTGAGTATTGACATTAGGGTTCTTATTATTGCCCTGATAAACGATGTTATTGCCTAGCGCAGATTGCCCAAACAATACATTTGATTCGTTTTTTTGGTCTTTATTGCGCTTGAAAATGTCGAAAATAGCCATGTTTTTACCCAATTTCTTGATGGTTTACCATTCAAAACTTCTAAATCCAAATGTATCAGAAATAAAAACATTGTCTAGATGGCAATGCAAAGCCATAATCATTGCAATAATTCCGTCAACTTTTGCGGATGTATCGGCTTCATTCTTGCGAACTTTCACATTTCCATTTACATCCGTATAAACTTCGGCGTTGCCTAGTTGCCAACCAACAAACGGGTTGCCATCGTGCATAATTCCTTTTTTCAGAATCAGTTGTTCAGCGGTTTTAGATGGGTTAGATAAAACCGCCATTCCCTGCCCAACCTTCTTTACGGGTAAACCCTCGGAATACAAATTAGCAACCAATGACGCGGCGTTGTATGGGTCGTAGCCAATTTCCTTTACATCGTACTTAATACATTGTTGCTTGATGTAGGTTTCCACTTCGTTAAGGTCGGTTACATTGCCTTGCGTAAGCCGCAATATGCCGCTTGCATGGGCTTGCAAAAAGATTGATTTATAGTGATTGGGGATTAGGTCTAAACTTTCTTCGGGTAAGAAAAATTGAAATTCTGCAAAGAATTTTTCTTCTGCATATCTGTGCAAAGTGCATACGGCGTTCAAATCGCGGCTATATGCCAAGTCAAACGCAATAAAAGTTGATTCGGGTTTATCTTCGGGCATAGGGCAAACTGAATCATCCCAAAACCGTCTATCGACCCACGCGCTATTTGCGCTTACATAGATGTTTAGTTGCTTACAAAGAAATTCGTTAAGGCTTGCGGGCTTAGATTGCGCTTCGTGCGCCATGTGCCTAATGTGTTCGGTAGTAACTGATATACCCAACATCGGGTTGGCTTTAGCCCAAGTTTCTTCGTTAGACCATTCATCACCCGCATCAATGGAATACAGTAAACCAAACCATCGGTAGTTATCTTCTGCCGTGCCGCGTAGCACGGTGCGTAAATGGTTTAAATCTTCAAAGAACTTTGTTTCGCGTGTAAACGATGCCGTAGTTAAATACATACGCAAAGGGTTCTTTCGCGCCCCCATACCCGAATGTAAAACCTCAATAGATGACCGTTCTGTAATCTGCGCGGCTTCATCAATCATCGCGCACGATGGGTTTTTACCATCGCCTGTTTTTCTGTTATCACGGGATAGCGCACGGTAAGTAGAAGTCGAATCGCCCGCTTTCTTTAGTTCGCTTCGGTAAACAACAAATTTTTGCTGAAATTCATGCACCATATTTTCAATGATGGCTTTAGATGAATCAAAGCAAATACTTGCCTGTTCGCGATTGGTTGCCAAGGTAAAAACCTCCGCACCCGCATCCCCAAACTGTAATTCGTAAAGTGCAATGATTGATGCCAAAGTTGTCTTGCCTGATTTACGCGGCACAAACAAAATTACATCTGTTACCCAACGAATCGTTTTATCTTTCCTATCCCTAAACCCATAAATGGCGGCTAAGAACAAAATCTGAAACGGTTGCAACTGAATTGGCTTGCCCGCTTCCGCACCTTTAACATGGCGGCAGAACTTGGCAAACTTTAGGATGTGTTCGGCTTTGTCGGGTACAAATTCATAAGGCGCATCCCGCCGTTCCACCATATCTAGGAATCGTTGGGCGGCTAACCTTACATCTTCGCAAGCGGTAATGTCGCCAAGGGTTACGCCCCTAGCGTATTGAAAAGCGGGTTCAAGCAGTTGCGAATAACTCATCTACTTCGGATGCCTTGTTTTTAATCTTTGGGCGACCCCTTGCCACTAATGCTAGTTCGGCAAGAATCTTTATCGCTTTGTCCATTGATTCGGTTCTTATCTTGTAATAGGGGCTTGGTGCATCCCCCGCGTTGTAGTGGTAAATCGCGCCATTTTCCAATAATCCAATGTGCGCTTGTACCAAAGTATCAACCACCAAAACCAAAGAACCAACTAGCAGTTCATCAGATGCAGTTAACGCACCAGTTGAATTTTCTACTTCGTTCCTGATGGCGGTTTCAAACGCATCTGCGTTCCAAGTGCTTGGATTACGCAAAAACGCAATAATTTGTTTGGGTGCTTTTTTCATTTTTTTATATTAAACGCTTTGTTGTAGTTTAGCAACCTTATAACCCCCGCTAACTTTGCCTTTCTACAGAAAGACA